GGATGGCGGCTGTACTTTTATAGGATTCGGCTCTAATCGAAACATATCCATCCGTTGGCGTTGTATATGTTGCAAAATTCGTCCAGACTTCTATCTCTGCTGGGTGAGCGGCTATATCAATTTTGTTACCGCTGGGCATCGCTTGATGTCCTACCGCTTCATTTTCTTTCTTGCTGTAGAACTTAGAAAGCAGGAGGCTCAATAAACTTTTCAGCACAATGCGCCTCCTGTCAAAGGATTAAAAGTCTGAACTTGCCTTGTAGAACCAAAGAGAATAATCGGTTGTACTTCCGCCACGACACAAGAACTTAATCTGTGTCCCTTTTTTAACGTAACAACAGATTCCAGCTCCCGCAGTGTTTCCGTTAAGAATGGAAGCAAGTGCCATCTGCCCGTTCTCGACTTGGATTTCAAGAGCTGAGACTGTATTTGAGTTGCATCGAGAAGTTGCCCAGCCGTTGCACGGAGCGATGTAACTAAAGAAATCCGTGGTGCTTGTGCAAGGGATATTAATGCCCTGATGGATGATAGGAGCTGATTGTTCTGAAACCCAAGATTTTTTGCTTTGCAAAAACTTCTCGGCAAATAATTGAACGAGGGCCTTAAGCATGACAGAGCCCTCCGAACAAGGTTATTATACCCCCCCACCGATTGACTTTATCAGGCCAACAGTTATCTCAGCTGTATTTTCAGCAAACACTTTAAATGTTTTTCCTTTTGCGATTGGCAGATTGAGAATCGGGTATTGATTCAAAGTTGCTTTAGCAAAAGTGCTTCTCTCCATATGTGGAGGATTATCCCCAGCGGTTATTTGTACATAGGATTCTCCTGTCGCCTTTCCTCGAACAATCACATAGCCATCGCTTGGAGCAATGGTGGAGTCAACCACCTTCGTCCAGCTTGACACTGAAGTTGCCGAGGGAGAAAACTGAGTGACGGTTCCGTCATCAGGGTAGCTTGAGTGACTGGCCTCACTCGGAGTAGTTCGGCTATCGAGTAGCCGCTGAATAAGTTGTTTTAGCATTTTGACTCCTTGCCCGAGCCAAAATGCTCGAGCTAATTAGTTTGGTAAATTTAGGGGATAAACTAAAGCCTTAGCTCCTGAACCTGACCACTGAAGCGTTACCGTGTCCCCCTTCTTCAAAAAACAATTGACTGCATTGTTGTAGCGGTACGACCTGACAAGGGTCACATAGTTCGACTTAATGCCGATCAAACTGTAGGTGGTATCGGTTCCTGGCGTGACACTGTCAAGCACACTTAAAACAATGAAGCAAGAAGATGTTGCTACATAGACTTGTTGCACAATGTCCCCAGAGGAGAGAGGTATTACAGTTGGATTGTCCCAATCAGGAAGACCAAACTCTGTAGCCTCGGCCCCATAGATTAGCTTACTACCCCCCCCTACTTACAGCCCGTTTAGGCACAAACAGACTGCACAGCAAACTGGCTAATTCTTTAAGCATGGAAAAAACCTCCTTGTCTCATTTGATTTCGTGCATTGACTTTCTGCTGTAGCTCGTAAGCCAAAGCGGTCGGAAATTCCGGCCATTCCACAAACGGGAAACCCTGCGCCTCTGTTAAATCTCTCAAAGCCTGTCTGTATGTTTCCAGCTCGGTGCGGTCTTCCTCTTCCAGCGCTGATCTCTTGGCTCCTGCGCTTCTTGCGACCGTAATATCAGGCAGTTTCACATAGTCGTCTGTGTCTGAGATTCGAGCGTTTCTTTCCGCCTTGATCTCGTTGCTGTAGCGCTGAGTGCAGAATGCATCCGACTGTTCAGGCAATTCTGCTTCGGTATAGAACTGACCGTCAGCGCTCTGATACAGCTCGTCAGTGATCAACTGAGATTTGACAGCAAACTGCTGACCGGATTTGAACTTGACTTTGGCTTTCCCAATAAGTGGACGCTCAAGAACCTCCACCTTTAGGTTGTCCTGTTTAAGGTCTGGCGTTGTAAAGGTGTAGAGGTCATAGCCATACTGGAAACCCTCAGGACGGTTGAGCGGCTCAATCGGGATTTCCTCTTGAACCATGTCGCCTTTCAGATACTTCTTGTCAACCAATGCAATAAGCTCAACAGAGCACGGCTCGACATGGAACCCCTGAACGTCCGACAAGGACGTGATTCTGCCGTTGCCCATTTTCACACCGTACTTCGCCACGGGCTTAGATAACGCCTTGGCTAGGTACTGCTGCTTAATCTCTGCAAGTGTGGTCATGCCTGATCTCCGTGATGTTCGTCGCAGTAAGCAAAAGCGAGGACATGAAAAACTTTGTCACGTGCTTTGGAATGGGAAATCCTCTTGCCGGTTTCCGGATTGAAATTACGAACGTCCACACAAGCGGAAGTGTCGGTAACAGTGAAACCATTCTTAAGCACAAGGGTGCATACCATCGTGCCTGTACCCGCCACATGGTGGTAATCGGCATGGTCGATCATGGCATCCACCGCTTCAGGACTGATAACAGGGTATTTACAGGCTTTTCTAGCTTCTTCTCTAATCTCTTGAGTGTTCATGTTTTATCTCCTTATGAATCAGATTCGTTTTCTAAAGCGTCGATTTCGGCTTGAGTGGCTCCGTTATCTAAGCAAAGCTGTTTGAGAATTGGCACGAGATAGGCCTCGATCTTTGAGCCCAAAGTGCTGGTCACCCAGGCCGCTATCGCAGAAGCAAAAGACGCGGCGAACGCCGCGGCCCAGCCGATGTTTGTTCGAGCTTGCGCCCGCTGAGCGTCTGTAAGATTGTTCTGCTCCGTGTACAAAATAGCCGTCGGTGCCTCGCCCGGATCGCCTTTTGGCCCGTCATTACCGATATCCCCTTTTAAACCGCGGGGGCCTTGAACCGAAAGTTTTATCCAATAGCTTGTGTTGGTAAGCACAGTACCCGCGGGAACCGCCTTAATGGATTCATAAATAAAACCGTCACTGTCTTGAACACGGTCAAGAATGTCATAGGAAGCCGTGGCGCTCCACGTGCCTTTCCAAACATAACGGACTTTGCCAATGCTAAGAGTTGGCATATGTAGCCTCCACTATTCCGTTGTCGTTAATAGAAAACTGAGCCGGCGCCAGGCCGACATATTCGAGTTGGAGAACGCCTTCCTCGTTGACCTCAAATTGTCCGAAGCACGTGGCATAAGGGCTTTGACCCATAGGCCCCCTCTCGCCCGGACTTCCGGCGGGTCCCGGACTGCCTTGCAAACCGCGCTCACCGCGGGGGCCGCGAAGATTTGAAATCTTTGCGCCGACAGTGGCAGTCGTTGCCGTTACCGCGGTTATCCGGAACAAGTCGCCGTTAGTTGAATTAAGAACCAGGTCTCCTACTTTTACATAAGCAGAGGGCGTCAGATTAGAAAGTGGGAAAGTCTCCGACTCGGATACCGTCGGACTTGTCCGGGTAGAGAATCCGGTCTGCGCCGCGATTGCTTGAATCTGCTGGAGGGCCTGCTGGCATGTCAGTTTGTCATCGTTCGTCGAGTGTGCGTTAGCCTGAGCTTGGGCCGCCAGTTGCTCGATCGTTTGAAAGGTGAGGACTAAGTCATCAATCTCGTCCTTTAGCGCCTTGATCTCCGCAACATCACCTTTGACTGTGTCATAGATGGCTTGTGCCTGCTGCGCGTAATCATTGGCAGTGGAAGCGATCTCAAGGACTTCTGCCAATACCTCCTGCGGTGTGTGCTCCGATGTGCTCGGAACAATCAGGCATCGTCCGAGGGCTTCCTTCAGCTGCTGGCAGTAAATAGTCAGAGTGTCGAGAGCGTCATTAAGAACTTCCGGATAGAAGCCCCCGGCATTGGTAAAGACCTTTTCTTGAAGGAAAGGAGCATTTGAGAGGATCGCCAGCGCTTTTCCGGACGGAAGCGCATTGTCTAAAGTGACCGTGCCTCCGGGAGAATTTTCCTGGTTATCGTTGAGCGTAACCGTGTAGTTCGTTGAGGCAAGCGTCTCGGAGACCGAAGTGTCCTTGTTGTCAGCAACGACAACGGACAAGTCGGATCCCTTCATCACTTTAAAGCTGAATGTGAAGGCCTTTGTCGAGCCGTCACTGATATAAGGACCGGCTCTCCGAAGTTCTTGTGAAATTGACATTAGCGATCTCCTTGCCATCAATTTTCATTTGACAGCAAGGAGGTTTATGGACGGGTTCTTAGTCCTTCTTCGCTTTTCCGGAAAGAACTCCCTGAACAAATTCACCAGCATCCGCGGGCTGGATATCTCCTGCTTCGACTCCCGCCATGTAGCCCAGCGGTTTCTTGAGGAAGCCAAGCGGCAGCCCCGTTACCACAGAGAGAAGATCGAGCATATTGCGGGTATAGGAGCGGGCATTCACATCCTCATCGTTAAGGATCTCAACGGTTTGTTGAATCGCCTTGCCGCTTCCTTCGATAAGGCCATAAGCCGGAGCGGTCATAATCCTGCCAACATAAGGATCGGTTCCCCAGATGAATCGCGCAACGTCCGAAACTGCTCCGCCTTTTTGATCTTTGGCTAAGCTAGCACCGGCAGTGTTAATAAATTGTCCGGCAATAGGAGCCATAGCCACAGCGTTCTTAAAGGATTCCGAGGCCAACATTCTCAGCATATCGTCCATGCCGAATTCGTCATCATCGCCTGTGTCCGGATCTCCAAAGACCACCGCTTCAATGAGTTTTGCAACAACGGATGGAATCGTCACAACTAAGAGAGCGTCACGAGCATACATGCCGTAACGCTTAATCAGTTTCTTCTCCATGCTGTCTGCGTGGAAGCGCTCATTGAGAAGATTGAACTGCATGTTGAAGTAGTTGTAGAAAACAAGGAAGGAGCGGTACAAAGCATTTCCTGTTTCAACATTCGCAACGTTTTCCGGAGAGAAGTCTGACATAGTCGTACGGATAACCGAGTCTGCATCCAGTACCGCTTCCTCAGTGGTTCGTCCTTTCTGCAGCGCCTGGTTGTAAGCTCCGACCCACGTAATCGCATCAATCGGGATCTGGCATAAAGACTGCAAGAAATATCCTTTTCTCATCAGGAAGTCATGGACAGGCTGAATATATTTAGCCTTAGCCGCAACCGTCTTGTTAAAGATTCCTTTTTGTTTTGTAACGCGGTTGTCCTGGGTAGAGGAAATCTTATAGACCTGAGACTGAAACTCCATCGCACGGTCATTGAGGCGAGACATCATGAAAGGAGAAAGCTGAGTGATCTGTTCTGTTACCCTCCTCGGGTCACGGGCAAAGACTCCGGCGGCGTCAATGAGATTTCTTCCGGAAACCTTAGTAAGGGCAATTGAGAATCCCGTGAACTGCTGCAGAGCGTTTACGATGTGGCCCATCATGATGTTGATGCCGGCGATACCTCTGAGTTCATTGAGTTTCTTGCTGATCCAGCCGCTTTTCCCGTCACTGACATCCTGGGTATAGGACCGTTTAAGCCAGGGCTTAAGCATGTCTTTCATGGTCGTAGGATCCTGAGAATCGATTCTTTCCTTCAGATCCTTATTAATAAGCAGCTTGGCGACATCTTGAGCGACTGGGGCGATATAGCAGAATCTCAGAACTGAGGAAATATGGTTTGAAATGATCGCCATATCAAAGCTCAGAGGTTCGTGATAGTCAGAGGCTCGAGTTTTTGTGAAGCCAGGATTTGATACCGGCATTTGGCTCAGCGAGTCTGTCTTAGTAAGCTGGTCAATTTCATCAAACGTGGCCTTGTCTGCCACAAGGTATTTATCCGTTGTCGCCGGAACATAACCGCCTCGATATTCTCCCCACGGAGTTTGAATCGGAGAGGCTTCAATCTCTTTGAAGGTGTACCCGTATAGATTCTTGTAAGCCTTCTGCGCATCCTCCTTTGTCGATTCCAGAAGATCCCATACCTGCTGTACGAAATCCATGTCCGCCTTGGTGATTGTGCCGTCAGCGTAACACTGGGAAATGAATTGATCCCATCGTTTAGTATCTAATTTTTTATTGCCCTCTTGGTCTTCAACCATCTCGGCCCAGGCGTTCCCCTTTCCTCTACCACCGAGCAAGAGCTTTTCTTTGTTCGATTCATTGCCGGTATGAAGAAGAGCTCCGATAAGCTCCGCCTTAGTTCTAAACGTGTAGTTAAGAGTCGGAGCGTGGATGTCCGTCCGAGACAGCCATTCCTTCTGCATCGGTTTAATTATCTCTGCGAGCTTTTGCTGAAGTTCACTGTTACGGTTGCGGAATTTAGCCGTGGCCTGAGCAACCGGATCGTAGATGTAGGATCTGAACGGATGGTTGGGATTGCCTGTATCCATTTTGTTGCACCAAGACTCAACACGAACAAGCGCAGATCCGAGACTCAGGAGGCCATCTTGTTTGAATTTCTCATAAGCGGTTGTTGCCTCTGTCTGTCCCACTGTGTTGTAAGACAGATTCTGTGTGCTCATCTGGGCAATCAACTCCTTAGCCGCTTGCTCACGAGCTTCTGCTTTTGCCTCACGAGTAGTTTCCTTCCATTGACGAGAGATCGCAAAGAGCATATTCACATCTTCTGCTAAGGCCAGGAAGTCACCGTAAGTCAAAGTGCTGTACCCTCGGCCCCCCTGAAGTCCTCTGTAACGTTTAAATATTCCATCCAACATCTCATAAGTGGGACGAGCAATCTCTTCAAAAACATTGATAGTTTTCTCTACAGCCAGAAGGTCTACATCTTCGGGTTTAGTTTTTCCAAAGCCTTCAATATTGAAGACAGCGCGAAGTACATTAAGGACATCAAGGTCATAAGTCTTAGCAAGTTTCTTATCTGCAGAGAAAGCTTTTTTGCGGATTCGTTCAAAACGATCCACTTGCTTGTCGACATCAAGAGCTTGAAGCGCTGCCTGCAGATACATCAACTGCTGACGCTTGTATGCGGCGGCCCTTCCCTTATCCCCGCTGGCTAATGCTTCATAAGCCTTTCTGGAGGCCCTTGCCTGCATAGCCACAAAGTTCCGGGGACTGACGTTGTAAACGGGCATGTTGGCCAGCATCAATTCTGCAGAACGTTTGGCCGCTTCATTGATCATCCTCTGGCTGATTCCTGCAGGGCTTCCTGCCAAGTACTTAAACTCCGTTGCAACAAACCTTGCTCGGGCTTCGTTCTGCAGGGCCTCGGTAATCTGAGCATCAATGCCTGCCTGAGTAAAGTTTTCGGAATACTTCTCAATACATCTTCGAGTAGTTTCTTTTTCGATGCGCTCGTCTTTTCGTGCTCCCTCAAGAAGACCTTGGACCATATCTTGGACAGTCGCAAACGCATTGCCCTGACCTCGCATGAGTTCCATTACTTCAGACGGCGCCATTCCACCCTTCTTTGTCAGGCCAAGAGCGCTCAGCTTTTTGATTGCAGAAGAGCTGACCTTGGCGGCCGTCAATGCTTCCGGATCAAATTTCCAATTGATGCCAAAGGTTTCGTTGCTTTTCTTGATTAGTTCATAAGCTCGATTCCCCGCCTCAGCCTCGATCTCTGCCGTAACGCCTTCTTTAACCTTGTCGCGGATTTCTTTGGCTTTGCGCTGGATCATTCGCAAGGTCTTGGCTCTGGCGTTCGAGTACCACTTCTCATCTTTCGCTTTTGCCTCATTTAACAGAGCTTCTCCATCCGCCAGCGCCTCATCGTGCGCCTTCTGCATGGCGATCCAATCTTCCTCGCTCATGTCTTTGGGCTTTTCGTCAAAGAGCGGTCGCATGGATTCAGATACTTCAGCCTGATAGAGGTCGGCTTCAGCATTGAGCATTCGATCCATAACGCGCTGAACTTCCTCTGAGAGCTGAGGCAGCTCCTCCCCAAATTCAGATTTGTACTGAGCCGCTCTTTGTTCGGCAACTCCACCCGTCCAAGCTCTATAAACATCCCTGATCCATTTACCGAGATTCTTGAAAACAGTGATGAGCTTAGGATTGTGCGGCTTACCTGTGGCCAAATAGATTTCGGTCTGATAGGCAAAGCGCTCGTGAAACTTTCTCTTCTCTTCGATGCTGAGGTTCTTCCATTCATCCAGCGACTTGAGGCCGAAGTCTTTCAGAAGCGTTTCTGCGTCCTGTTTGATAAGTCCGGAGACACCCGCTTCGCCAGCCAGCTGCATCAGGTTTTCAAGATACCAGTGGCTCATTTCATGGGCAAAGGTGGACAAGTCAGCATTCGGAGTCAGGTGGATTGTATTTTGTTTAGGGCTGTAGCCGCCTCGCTCGTTTGTTCCGTTCTGGAAGTAGACAAGAGAGTCCTGAATCTTTTGGGACAGTTGAGAGACGGCCTTAGCTCTCACAGTCTTGCGGTTACTGCTAAGTTCTACACGGATGCCCTTTTCTTCCAAAGCGTCAACAAGTTCTTTCGGAGCGTTCTCCGGCAATACCGCTCCGGAAAACTCTTCAATATTCGAGCGTTCTGTGACGGGTCTTGTGCTGATCAAAGTGACGTTAGTCGGCTTAAATCCTTCCGGAAGTTCCAAGCCAAGCTTGGCAAAAACTTCAGTCGCAGGAACATTGATGGACCGCGGTTCGATCTTTTCGGTTTGGTAATAACCAGGGTACAGCTTCCGAAGCTTGACTAGGTCGGCCTCGGTCTTTACACTAACACCTGAGTCGTTGGAACCCCGAAGGCTATAGATGCCGGAGCTCTTGTTCCAACGACTTATTTTTTGGCTATTGGCGTAAACCAAAGCGTTGTTTTGCTCCTGCAACGGAAAGTACAGCGTATTTTCAGGGCCCCAAGAGGTTTTTGCCAAATTGATTTCAGCATGCCTTCCGGGGCCATTAAATTTAACCGCGACAACAACGTTTTGATTATTTTCGGCCTTTAGGTCAAGCATGAAGAGATAGGTATTTTCTCTCCGATCATCTCTGAAAATTGCAATCGGATCTGTCAGCGCTTCTGGAATTTGCTTCAAAACTCGTTTCGAAATCTCGGGATGAATATGGTGAGAAGGACTAGATTTTTTTGCTCCTGGCAGGGCACCATCGAACATATGAGGGGTGGCCCGAAGCGTTAAGAACTTTGCCCCGATCAATTTCATCACAAGCGGGGTTTGCTTGAGCATTACCACGTTTTGAGTGGGTTTTTCTTTTAATCCATCAACAAGCTTTCCCCAAGTATCACTGTCCTCTTTCAGTTTTTGTTCCGCCGTTTTTTCTGGAGCGGAAACTGCTGGATTCTCTTTCTGTCCAGCTCTTTTCTGAACCAGCTCTGTTCGTTCAATGCCAGCAGAAGACTGAATCTTCGGCGCAAATTCCGCAATGCGTTCCGGAGCGATATTGGCATCTTTGGCCAGACGCACAATACTGGCCGCCTCCAGTCGAGCATACTGCCTTGCAATTCTCTCTTCTCGATAGCCATTGATTCCGCTGGCCATAAGACTCTGAGTCATGCTCTTAGTCAGGTCATCGAAGGCCTGCGCATACTTAGACTTCTGAACCTGATTTACAGCCTGGTTGATTTCCTTTGTCGCTGCTTCCCTGCCCTCTTCAGTTGAAAGATCCCAATCATTCTGGCCAACCCAGTCAGAGACAAGTTTGCGTGCCTTTTTCGCTTCGTAGGCACTGAGTTCGTCCGGATTGAATCTAAGGTGCTGAGTCAAAGCTTCTCCGAAAGGAGTTCCGGCAATATGGGCGGCGTAGTCTCCGGTAGAGATTTCAACGTCTCCGCCCGAAGCCACGGCTTTTTGAATAGCATTTCCTAGCTCAGGATTGATCTTCTTCAGGTCTTCCAGACGAACGTTTTTCTCTTGCATTGTCTGCGCAAACATTTCCCCATCTACGTAAATCGTGGGTTTGCCTGCGCTCTCTGCCTGGTTCTGAACGGCCTCGGAGACAACTCCGGGTGCAGTCTCTCGGGCAGTTATTTCCGGAGCAATCTGATTAAGGTTCTCGAAGAATTCCTGATTCCTTTGGGCGGTTTTGATCTTAGAGATGTGGCGCGTCATACCTACTGCACCGCCAGCAAGACCCAGTGCCCAAACACCTTTAATCGTCTCAATCCCGATGTCGGCCAATCTATCCATCACTTCATCCGGAGTAATGGAATCAAACTGCACATCTTTTGTGAGTTTCTTGGCGGCCTCTTCAGCAACAATGTTTGAAATTTCCTGAAGCTCTTCAACACCTACTTCGGTTGCAAGGCCTGTTGTGAAAGCCTTGGCAACATCCACAGCCGCGGCTCTGAAGGGCGGCTTTTTAAGTGCTTCGATAGTTTTTTCTTTGACCTTCTGGCCGAACATCTGCTTAAAGCCGGTTATGCCAAGGAGCTTCCCTCCGAACTTCGTGAGCACGGCATCACCGATGGCTTCCAAGGAGCCATTAACAAAGCCGACCGTTCCGGACAATCGTCTGGCAACGTCATCATCAATGCCTGCCTCTCGCATGTCTTTGTAAGCAAGACCGCCCTCAACCTCCTTTGAGGTTTCCATGACGGCGCCGCTCATTGTCATGAGGCCTAGTACTCCAAGTGAGACAGGGACGGCAACAGGAGCTCCCGCTAACGCAAGGGCACCCAAACCCAAGGCGCCTGCTCCCATACCGAGAGCCGCACCCTTAGCGGCGGTGTCTCCGCTGACCGTGAGCATCTGCCCGATCGTCTTCATGGTCGGATAGGACAGCCAGGAATCCTTGAACTTTTCGTCCAGTGCGGCCAGCGTGTCATCGATTTCTTTTGAACGCTTTTCAAAAGCGGCGTCTTTTGTAATCTTGCCTAAGCGCAGATCCTCATACATACGGCCCTGCTCGTTCTGCAGTTCTCCGGACAAATATCCGGCTCTCCAGCCGTCAAGGGTTTTGACCTCGGGCTCATAGTCTTCATCCTCCCGCTTCCACTCGGTTTCTTCATCCGCATAGGTCAAAGATTTCGGAGGCTCGGCAGGATTGCGTGCGGCCATCTTTTCCGCAAGCTCGTTGAGAAGAATGTCCGTCTTAGTCAGCGGCTTAAGGTCATTTTTCAGAACAGGAGCTTTATCTGGATTATTCGTTATGTAGTCAGAAAGTCCGGGGGATTGCTTCAAGGTGTTGGCCGTGCGAAGTTTCTCAAGGCGGTATTTCGATCCTTCAAAATCAGAATCCACTTCTGTCGGAGAAATTCCGAGCTGGCGGGAAATGTCTAAAACTTCCGCCGTGCGGCCAGGATCCTTTCCTAGAACAAATTGGGATGCAGAATATGCGTCGCGCTCGATAATCTCGTAAGGGTTGAAAGGCTGAGCGGGAGGAACGGGAACCGGATTGACCGGTTCAACAGTCAGCCCTTCAGTGGGTTCCTGGGCAACCACAGACTGGGTTGTCGGTTCTCCCGGAACTTCCATAGAGCCGTCCGGAGTTTCAATTGCTTGTTCGTCTGTAATGAAAAAATTCGGCATTTACTTTTCTCCAAACGCCATGTGCAGGGCAATGAGTTCGACTGCCGCACGCGTCACAGCGGGATTGCGAGGATTGTTCTTGGCTTGTCTCTTGGCTTCTGCGTAAGCTCTTTCCCAAAGCTCACGATTAATTGGCATACCGCCCATCCGAGCATCGATCAGCTGAGACTGCTGCTTCGTGAGGTTCTGAAGCGGCGGAAGGTTGAAGTACCGACTGCGGATATTGTTGACGGCACTTAGCCTGTCAGCTTCTGTGGCCTTAGTTCTAAAGCCTGCCTGCGGCACAGCTTCCCAATCAATCTTCTTCTCTTGTCTGAAGTCGGCGCCGGAGACCTCGTTGTAGCCAAACAAAAGCCCCGGCTTTTGTCCTTCAAACACCGTGTTGACCATTGAGTTCAAGGTGTCATTGCTCAGGACGTTTTTCTCGGCCTGCTGGGTTCTGGCCGCATAAAGAGACTGAGCAGAAAGGACAGCATTCTTTGTCTTCTTAGCGTTGAATTTTTCATCATTGCAGCGCTGTTTGACCTTGGCCATGAAAGCCTTGTACTGCTGATCGTCGAGTTTCTCGACGTTGTACTTCAAAGTCTTGATGGTCTGTTTTGTGAGGTAACCGCGGTACTGATCAAAGTTAGTCTGAGCAAACTCTTCCGGATCTCTTTCTGCCAACTCTTCAAGGTTCCCCAAAACAGCAGGATCATCCTCAGTGCAAGGGAACTTTTGATGCTCGATTGCCCTCTGAATCTTCTCGTATCCGACGCGGTCATTCGTCTTGATTGTCGACATGAGGGAGGCGGGAACTTCCTCACCGTTATCTACGAACTGAAAAGCCTGATTGAGATTGTCGTAGTTTGTCGCCTTCTCAAGCGCTTCCTGCTCTCTCTTGGCTCCGTACACCTTGTTTTTGACAGCGGCGCGATACTTTTCCGGAACAGCATTGATGTTGTCTAAAAGCTCTCTGGCTTTGCCATTGTCCTTCTTGAGAATTTCATCCGTGTAGCGGTTGATAGTCGCTCGATCTGAAGCCATCTGCATTGCCGACTTTAATCTGAGCCCTGCTTTCGGGCCCATCTCGGTTTTGTGCTGAGCAATGTAAGCCTTGGCCTGAGAGAGCTGGCCCGCATCGATCATATTGCTCACTCGGAGCTCGTGGATCGGCCCCAGAACTTTGATCATGTCGACAGGCGTGCCGTGAAAGTCTCCGATCTGCTGAGCAATAGAACGAGCCGCAACAAGTCCTGACTTTGCTGTTTCCGGATCGGCGTCTGCTGCCTGGTTAAGGGCTAGGCTAAGCTGATTTTTAAGAACTGCGTCTTTGTATTCGAGCTGTTGGCTCGTGACATAGGTATTGACCTGATCATTGAGCTTCAGGCTTGAGGCCTGATAAAGACGATCAAAGGCGCTGCGGACTCGGGCATTTCCGGCCTGCTCCCTCAGCTTCTCATAACGCTGTTTGAAGGCATCGCTGACTTCATCGTTCAGGCTTCTTCCGTCCGGACGTTCAAGTGCGTTTACTCCTTTAAGTCTTTCGTATCCGTTCTCAGGATTAACTCTGAGGTCTATGCGTGCATGTTCAAGCTGAGTCGATAAGTCATCCAGGCGAGTCTTATCAATTTCCAGCTGCCATTTGTCGTAGGCATTCCTGAGATCTCCGGACAATTTATTCATTGCTTCGCCAGCATGCCGAACTGACATCGGACTCTCCGGCGCAGTGATGACTTCAGATTGCATTCCGCCCGGCTGAGAGATCGCAACCGGGACGCCGTAGGGATTATCAACTGAAGGAAGTTTCATTGTTCCCATGTTTAGACTCCTGCTCCTCCGCTCATGCCGCCGGCGCCGCTCGTGAACAACCTGCCGATGCTTACGACGTTATCGAGATAGCCGGATCCCGTTGAGCCTGAGTTAGGGTCTAAAGGATTGCCCTTAGCTCCGTTCGGATTCATGAGAATGCTCATGCCAGTGGATACGGCCGACGCCCAGGGAGAGATGTTTTTAGCCTGGGCGTTAAGAGCGATTGCATTGTTTGAGTAATTGACTGCTCTGCGCCGATAGCCAAAAGATTCGGCAACGGCGTTTGCGAGGATTTGATTGACCTGCATCTCTTTGGCGATGTCGTGAGAGGCCATCACTTCCGCAGTGTTACCGGTTCCGAGTGCTACACCGCTGGCCGCCTGAGCCACTCGAGTAGTGGCTTTTGTTTGTCCGGCACGAAAAGTAACTGCGGCAACTTCCTGCAGAGCTCTCTTCAAAACATCTTCTGCCGCTGTCCGGAAAGACTGCGCCTGCAGTTTTGAAATCTCGCCCTGAATCTTGTAGAGCTGCTTCTGCTGCTTCGCCTGGCGAAAGGCAAGGATCGGAGCAACAATGCCGTTGACCGCATTGTGCCCCATCGAAAATCCAAGGCCGAAACTGCCCAGACCGTTTGCCGCGTCTGAAGTTATCTTAGAAAAACTTGACGAGGAGCCTTGTCCCTCGTACAGAGGAACGTCAAGATCCTCGCCAGCATATTGATCGTACTTACCCATGAGCCGTTACCTCAATTTTTCTTTAAGGTAACGGCGAAGCTTCAATGTTTATGGACGTTAAGCTGATAGATCACAGGTCAGGGCCAGCATTGTGACCGGCAGGGGATCGAGCTGTCTCAAACACACCTGACCGCCTCGAGTCCATGTTGAATAAAGCTGAAGATCAATTTCATCCGACTTGAGCGCGGGAGGAGATCCGCAGGGCTCGATCGTTCTCTGCTTGTATTCAACAAGGTCATTCTTATCGAAGCTGGGGCCTGCGAAGATTCCGGAACTTCTATTAACCCGAACTGTGATCTTGTAGACGTTCTTAACCCTGCCCATACCTCCGGACTGATCCTGGAGGATGACCGGAAGTGTTTTCACATCCGACTGATACGGAAGACCGACTTGAACCACCGATGCTTCATGGTTGAGAGTGACCTTGCCATTTACAACCTTCTGCTGAGGCTGGACAGCACCGTCGGCCAAAATAGAAACTGTCTTTCCCTCGAGCCAATCAATTCCGGAGATCGTGGTCGTAGGCGTCCCGTTGTAGGTCGCGCCGGAATCGACAAAGAAGGCATCAGCCAAATTCTTGAAGTTTCGTGTTCTCATGCGCTCAACATAGCGCTTCTGGCTTCCGTTGATTGTCCTTCTGATCACGCAGTAAAGGGCATCTTCCACGCCTTCTGAAACAGCGCAGCAGGATTCAAAAACTCCGTCTGTGTTGTGACGGTGCCAGGAGCCGACCTGTTGTTCAGGAATATACGTGAGGCCGAGCAAGTTTCCGTCGGAGGAGACAAACCACATGATGGGGTACGGAGCCTTCTGTGCCGTGGCGTCCTTGATCGTCTTGAAGTCAAAGAGGTGCTGACTTCTCAGGCACAGATCTCCGGACACAAAACCGCCTGCTTGATACTGATATGCGAGTTCTCGGACATGGCCGTCACGAGCCGAAGCGAAGATCAGATTGTTGTTGTAAACGAGCGGTCTGACTGTCGTGGCCCCGTTGTAGCTCTGAGGTCGAGCAGAAATCGAAGAAGGCGTAATCGCGTCAGAGTTCTGGGGACTGATTCGTATCTCTGAGCCCGTTGTTAAAAGGATCAGGTGAGACAACGGAGAAATGTGCAGAATCTTATTGAACTCTGTTGCCGCGATCCTAAAGTTGATGCGGTCATCGTCCTTAGACGGCAGGGAGTAAGTCATATCGCTCTCTGTGCCGGAACGAGTAGCAACCACACGCTGAGGATCAGTCTTAAAACCTGCAAACCAGCGGCGTTGTTCAAAGTAACCTACAGCGCTCGGATAATTTCCGGAAGAGACAACTGAGTCATATCGTCGAGGAGTGATGTCCGTCTTCGGAGCAATATTGTCATCGATGATCGATGTGGTTTCCGAGTCTCCTAGGTAACCATAGATGCCGCCTTGATTCTTGTAGAAGCGGTAGTAACTTGCTCCGGACACGGCCGAGCATGAGATTTTGATTGTCGTACCTGTGGCATAGAGGTTGGCGGTACAAGAGACTGCTGCACTCGGTTCGCTTTCGATTGTCTTATCAGCATTGAGGCAGGAGACTTTATATTGGAACGTGTACTTGTCGGCGTTCTTATCCTCGTTGCCCGTAGTCGTTTCTCTGACAGCGGTCACGTTTGTGGGCGTGGCCAAAGTTGAAGAGAAGCTGATCGTCGCCAGTCGCCAATCGGTGTTGGAATACCTCCGGATCTCCGTCGGAGCGTAATCCTCATGCGTCACGGTGATGATGTCATTTGACTGCACATACTCAAGTTCAAAGAGATCATCTTCATCCCATGGCGTTGTGATTTCGTATGGCTGATTGCCGTTCATCAACGTTGCGCCGAAGGAATGGAATCTGGCGTATTTGTGCCCCAGCTCGATGACGAAGGTTTGCTGAGCGTTAAAGATAAACGGAATCAGCCGCACCTTCTTGCTTGAGTCTTTGACCTCACGCACAAACTCAAAGCCGGGTCTGTTTTCAATCGGGCCCTGGGGACGGCAGAGAAAATTCAGGCACGTCTCAAGGCCTGTCTGATACTTTGTATCGTCTGTTCGCCCAAACATTTCCGGAGAAATTTCACCGCCGGCAAAAGAGCGCTGAAGGACTTTAGTTGAGCCACTCATGTCCGTCCCTCCCCCAGTCACCGTAGTCACCGATAAAGTCAGGCTTATAGCTCAGATGATCTCTGTCCTGAACTGCATCCTGAGCCTGTGCTTTTAACAGTCTATCTTCGTAAAACCGCATCATCTCAGCCGCCATCTGCACACCCGTCATCCCCGGAACAACAGTGCCCGCAAGATTAGAGGCAAGGAGAAAAGCCAAGGCGTCAGAAAATACATCAGAGAACTTTTCAGGCTTAACCTCCGTGGTGATATACCTAATCCATATACGCTTCTGCTCTGCCACCAAACAGACTTGTCCGTTGATCAGCTCTCGGACGTAATGAAGAGTCTGTCGAGTTGCGTTTCCATTTTCGTCTACCGGATAGGCATAGATGATCTTGACGCAGTCCGCAGGAATCGGGAACGCATAGCCGCCTCCGATAGGTTCCGCAGTTAATCTGGCTAGCTCTTTGCGCGTGGTAGCAAAGCTCCAGTTATAGGTGGCAAGGATAGTTTTTAAGGCAATGGGATAAAAGCGCCTGCAATGATCGGCCTGAGCGCTTCCTTCAGGCGGATCGATAGAAGTTACTGTCGCTCTGTCCCCGAGCCTCGAGAGAGCGATATTGCAGATGTCGACAACTGAAGACATGTTTGCTCCTAAAAAAGAGGGGGCACAAGGCCCCCAAAATGCTCGCTTGGAATAATCCTGTTTACTCGGCTGCATAGTCGCCGATGCGCTTGCCCTTCGGAGAGGAGGCGCAAAGGGAAATACCTGCTGTCACCTTGCAGCTCATTGCTGTGCCGGTAAAGGACAGCTTGAGATAACGCGGACAGCCTTGCGGCAGTTTGATTGCTGTATCTGTACCGTAGGCCGCTGCAACGGTATCAGTCACAGAGGTGCTGGCAGATCCGCCGAGAACCTCAATAGATGTCGGCAATGCAGATCCGGAAACACTCAGGATGACGTAGAGTTCACCTTCAGAAACTCCGGCCTTGTTCAGGTCAAGAGTATTTGTGGAAGTTCCGGAAGTCCCGGAGATGGACTGGCCGTCACTGAACATAAGCTTGGAATCGAATCTCATCTTTTTCTCCTATTACGAAACAAGATCTTCAGTGAGGCTGATGGAATCAGACACTTCGATCGGAATATCGAAGAACATGGTCTTGAACTGTTCAGCAGCTTCAACAACTTTGAGAACATTCGTGCTCTTTGCGTAAGCGGCAAGTTCAAGAGCTGTGTGCACTTCTTCAGCACAGAAGAGGTGGAGGTTCGTGCGCAGATCAGACGGGATGCGGTTCTTCGCAACGATCAGTTTCTTGATCAGATCTTCGGAACCCATGTCGACTGCTCCGTCGGAGATCGGGATGTTGCAGACACGAACCACACCGCGCCAGTCGTTAAGCGCGGCACCTGCCTGCCACTTGTAGTGGTCGCGATAGACTTCATACATGGAGCCGTCAGAGTTCATGTGAGTGCACTGGCCCTTGTCAGTGTGCTGTAAACCGATCTTGGAGCCCTTCGGATAAATGCCGAAGAACTGATCCATCGACACAATGAAGATCGAAGTGACTTTCTTGGTCGTAGCTCCGGTACTCACAGCCTTAATGACATTGCGAGAGGACGGAGTTGTGGAGCTCGTGTCGTTATAACGAGCGGCAAGGCCCATGAACTTGTCCGGTTCAACATCGATGTCACCATAGAACATTGTCTTGGCCATATCGTTGCCCATACCTGCAAAGAACGGCTTCTGTTCAGACAGGCGCCAGGCGGCTGTGTTGCCGTTTACGTCAGCCAGGTCCTTATCGACTTCAGCATACATTTCAACGTTTCCGCAGGTATCGGTGACCTGAGCAGTCGTGGATTTCTGCGGCTGAACGCCCTGATAAAGGCGGCGCCAGGTCGGTTCAGGGATGCCAGTGCGGATGGCATGAAGGTAGCCATCGGTCTTGTTGCATTCTTTCCATTGGAGGAGTTTGAGAATCGGGTCTCGTTTAGACAAGACTTCAGCGATCGGAATAATCTCACCTTTCGGGTCAAGTCTCGATGCGAGGTCAACCAGTGTTGGATATTCAGCAGCCATCGTAATTACTCCTAAAAATTAGTTCATCTTTGAGTTAGGGAAAAAAGCCCGGGCGCGCTCGGCTGTTGAGAGTTCACCCGACCTGCCGCCCTTTACGACGGCGTCATCACTGAGCGCCTGCTGAGCGGCAAGACACCCTTTAATGAATCCTGCATGACGGTTAAGACCGACAGACTCAAAGAACTGGCGAGTCTCAGCGTCGAAGAACTTGGCATAAAAGCGGCTGGCGCTCTTTAGGTTGGCCGCATAGTTCGCACCGCCGATCTGAGGATCGGCCTTGGCTTCAGCGGTCAGGGCCTGCTTGACCTGAGCAGACTGCTCTTCCGCACGCTTTGCCAAAACAGAGGTCATGTTTGTGACCAGTTTCGAATAAGCGGCCTGAGAAAGATTCAGGTCCTTGCATTCCTTTTTGAAAGCTTCGATCGCGCCTTCATCGAGCTGAATGCCTTCCGGGAGTTCAATGCCTGTTTCGTCGTAGCCCTTTTCAGGTGCTCCCAACACATCGTTGCCTTCCTTCTTTTCGGCGTCCTCTTTCTTCTCTTCCGTCTCCTCTTCTGCACCCATACCTTCAGGTTCGTCTGCCTTCGGCTGAGGAGTTTCGGCAGCAGGCTCCGGTGGTACCGGAGGTGTTGCCTCCTGGGGTGCCGGAGTAGGATCTGCAGGAGGAACCGCGCCTTCAGTTGCGGCAGCGTCTGCTTCATTGACAGTGGTTTCTGCGGTTTCAGCCATTTAGTTTTTCGTTCTCCATTCTGCGAACCAGCTCGAGATTGATTCCCTTGAGTCGATTCAGTATTTGCAAACCGATATCGCGCCTTGCGGAAGCTATCGTCATCAGCGTCATGTCTTGAGAAGTAACCGAGCTGTCGACGGCTGTCATGTCGAGAATCCACTGAAAGACCCGTCTGCCTTCCACAGTCTCAAGAGTTTTCTTGATGGCTATCTCCAGCTCTTTGAGTTTTTCTTTCTCGGCCTTTTCAGCCAGCTCCCGCTGTTCGATTTCGAGAAGCGGATCATCTATGTCTGTCATTGTCATTTAGGGGCCTTTAGGTTTATGGACGCTTACTGCGCTCCCTCTTCAGAGAACGCTTCCTGCAGACCCTGAGAGTCTGCTGCCTGCCCTAAGTCTTTGAGGCTTGTCATTGCCTGCTGAAGCTGAGCGGCCTGCATCTGTGCCTGTTGTTGCTCGGCCCTTTGCTGGCGAATAAGCGCAACCCTCTGTCCTGTCACAATCAAGGATGGAGGCACTCCATTCATGTCTGCCAGCTGATCGATCGTTGCATCCACATCGAGCTTGTCCACGGCCTGGGGATTGATCTGAGCCAGAAGGCCGATCTGCTGAGCCGTTCTCACAATTCCGTTTGCCGATGCATTCTTCTGAGCTTCGGCCAAAACGGAGACATACTCAATAGAAAGCTCTCTGCCGTAGAGTTCTTCCGGAACTTCCGGGAGCATGTTGTACTCAACCATGAAGCCAAAGGCGTTTGTGACCAGCGGATCAAGAAGTTCGGTATGCAATCGCTCAAGCACGGGCCCCAGCATCATCACTTTTTCCTGCTCAAGTGCTTGAACCTCTGTCGCAGTACGATCTGTTTGATTCGCCGTGGCCGCGATCATTTGAAACACGTTGACGAAGAAGATGCGCTGAATGTCCTGTCGAGTCGATTGAATCAGAGCAAGCATTGCCTGGGGATCGGTACGCACTTCCCACATGGAGCGGATGATCGGAGCTTCCTGCGGGTTGACGGCCACTCGGCCTCCAGGTTTGAACTGACTCAGCTGATCCTTGAGGGTGGACGGATAGAGAATCGGCGGCCTAGTTCCGTAATCAACAAGCTCGGCCAGTCTCAAGTGCAGTCTCTGCAAAGACTTCTGTGCGCTCAAGGCCTTGGCGCCGGGACCGCGGCCATAAACCGAACCGCCGGAGGTCATCCAGCGCGGACACAGTGCCGGAAAGTTTCTAAAGCCGGATTCCGAGAGAACTTTGTCCTGCACTCCTTCCTGAAAATAAACGGACTGCCAAGGCATATTCTTGTTGTCACGTTTATCCGGATTACGTTCAATGCGAGGTTCAATTGCATGAATCACATTGAATCGGGCAAACGGATCTTTCTCAAATGCCTGCCTAACATCGTTGTTCACTGCCTCAAAGCCCCATTGCTGGACCATCTGCTTAGCCGTAAGAGACAGGCGCCGATACATCGTATCGACCTTCCCGAAGTCGTCTTCGGCCAGCCAGTATTCCCCGATTGTGAGGTTCTGCAGTGAGATGAGCTGTTCCGGATGAGGCTTAACGATCGTGCATGCTGTGCCGAATACCGGAAGCTCCAAGTAGCTCTGGTGAAGCGCGTTGTAGCATTCTGCTTTCGAGAAGTAGAGAAGCAACAGGTCTTGAACCTTCGTCATCCACTCTTTGACAGCGGGATTCTTATCGAGATCCGGATCCATCGTTGTCAGGCGCAGCCAAGGTCTCGAAGGAGACGAGACGCCACCAAGCAAACCCGCGGCTAAAACATCCGCGCAGTCAATTGCTTCAGCATCGAGGATCTTGCGGTAACGTTTAGACCCCTGAGTTGCATCCTCACCTGAAAAGCATCCCAAGTCAGGAAGACAGTAGTCACGAATATCGCGCCACAGATCCTCCCAGGAAGACCTCTCCTGCTTGAGGCTCTCAAAGCGCTGATTGATTAGCTTGATGTCTGCGGGCATAACTATCCCCCGATAAGCTGTTTCTTCTGCAGTTTGAAGCGATCGTCCTGCGCCGCTTCGCTAGCCAGAACCGTTTCACTCATTCCTTCCGGAGTGTCATCAACAACCGTATCGCCGACATTCGCATGCTTTTTGTTTGCCATATTGGCGTTCTGAGACTGCTGTTCTTCGGCCTGTGCCTGCTGTCGTGCGGCTTGAGCCTGTGCTTTCCTTGCCTGATCCTTAGCCTTGTTCTGCATGTGGTTGTAGGCTCCCGCAGTGACAACGTTGGCGGCCGCCTTCACAACAGGCTTGACCACCTTGCCCACGGCGTGGACGACAGATGAGACCGCTCCCATGATCAGCCTCCCAGTAAAGAGGAACCGGTGCCAAGCGCACCAGGATTAAGAGGAGCCGCGTTGCCGTTTGTCAGAAGCGTTGACCCCAATCCGTTATCCAGCGTGTTGTCTGCTAAGAGTCCGTCAAGGTCGGCCTGCTTGCGGTTTGCTTTGTTGCGGGCCTGATCTTCTTCCTGGGCTAAGGCCTGCTGCTGAGCAAGCTGTTCTTTGGCTGCCGATGTCTGGCGATCCCCGGCACGTTTCTGCTCATAAGCGTTCAATCCCGAAGTCACGGCACCAACCAATGTGCCCGCGATAACTGCTGCAGTCATTCCCATGATCAAAGTTCCTTAAAAAATAAAAGATGCTTTCTGCCCTGCACCCTCTTTGCGAGTGCTTTAGCCAGAGGAGAATCCTCGGGCACGTCCCATAGGAAAAACTTGGCGCCTGCCTCGATTGCCTTGCGTTCTGCCATTACAGCCAAGCGGCCGCCGATTGATGTGTTGCGATATTCCGGCGCCAGATAAATCGCATCGTTCTGTGCGAAGACTTCGCCGCTGTGCTGGTGCGTAAAGACAAAGACCGAAGCAAACCCGATGGGCTTACCTTGGTCTTCAACAATGAGGCCGAAGGAGTCCGTGCCTTCGCTCAGGATCTCGTAGATCGAACGGTCAGGAACTGCCCTGCGGTTAGGCAAACCTGCCTCCGACATTGCCGAGTCGATAAGCTCAGAGCAACGGTCAATGATTTCAACTAAGGACGCGTCAATGATTTTCATGAGCCCATTGTCTAGGCTCAGGCACAGGGTTTATGGACGGTGTTAAGAGTTCCAATACTCAGATTCAAAGGCTTCCTGGGGATCGTAGGAATCATTCACGCCATAGATAGCGCGCTCCATACTGCGGGAAAGTTTTGGAGCCACGGGTGCGGCAAAGGTCAGAGCCAAAGCGTCAGCTAAGTCCGGAGATCTTCCGATGCGTTCCTTGAGCTTGTCTTTAGCCTCGAGGATCTTAGGGCCTTTAGGCGTGTAGCCGTAAGTCGGAGCGCCCAAGTCTCCTTGCAAAACGGGATCCGGAGGAATCGCACCGCCCTGCTTGATCCACTGAGCCATGTTCCACCACATCTCCATGCGGCGGTTTGCGAATTGTTCTTTGTCGATGGCCTGCGCTCCGAAGGGAACTTCCACGACATCAAAGCGCATCTGGCGAAGTCTGTCGATCACGCCTTGCCCGGCGCCGGAGTCAATGAAAACGGCATCGGGTTTTTCTTTGGCCATTTCTACCGCAATGCGGTCAGCCAATGCCATGTTGTCAAACTTCCGGATAACAATCGGCTCAAAGGCAACGAGCCCTCTGCGCTTAAAGATGACCGAGGCATCGGATCCGAAGCGGGCAACGTCAATGCCATAGATGAGCGGAGCGCCCATGTATTCGCTCTCTCGATAGAACTTATTGGCCGCGGCACGAATATCGTCAATCGGAATAAGACCATTGTCCTGAGCGGCAGAGAAGTCGCAGAGAAACTCTTGCCGGTACTCGTTCTCAGACATTTCTACCTTGAGCGCTGCCAACTCCTTTTCGTCAATGACATGAGTTTGCTCAACGGAATAAAGCATCGCGATCCAGTCCGGATCACCTTTGCTCATGAGGTTCAAAGCCTGATCGTATAACTGAGAGAAGAGGTTGATGCCTTTGGGAGTTCCGATGAAAGCGGCCCATCCTTTTCTGTCAGCCAGTGCCGGACGAATCACTTCTCCCCAAAGGGTCGGCTTAATCTGCGCAACCTCATCGATCACTACGCCGTCAAAGTACATGCCTCTTAAAGCGTCGGGATTATCAGCACCGAAGATCCGGATCGTTGCACCGTTAGGCAAAAGAATCGAAAGCTTTTGTTCGTTGATCGAGATTGCAGGGATTTGTGATGTGTAGTGCTTCAGGTATCCCCAAGCGATCTGCTCGGCCTGGTTACGGAATGGAGCAAGGTAGGCATACATGCCACGCTCTTTGCGGTCTGTAATAGCCCGCTTGATGAGGTGATTCACCGACAGCACGGTCTTGCCTAAGCGTCGGTGAGCAACCAGTACACAGAATCGATGTGTCTCCAATTGCTTGTGAATTTCGTCCTGGGGAAAGCGGGGACGGTAGGGAATCACGACTTTCATTCTTCCTTCTCCGTCTGTTTCTTGCCGTCATCCCAAACAAATTCGATCTTGCCTTCAAGCTTGCTCTCGTTATCTTTCGAATAAGCGCCCAAGTGTTTGCCGAGCATGTCGTAGGCCTTAAGCAGAGACGGTGCATCCTTGAGGCCCATGATCACTTCGCCGTCTTCGTTCTGATAAACGGGAATCTTCTCGGATAAAGTTTCCCGGATCTCCAGGAGCTCTTCACGCCACTTCTGCACTGTGTATCCGGTCTTTTCTTCCATGATTTTTCGCCTCCTTTCGAGCTCTGAAATGACTAAAGGATTTTTAAGGAGTTGAGATCCTTGAATCGCCGCTGTTTTTGCAGAATATCCAGCGATTTTTGCCGCGTCAGTTGCAGTTTTACCCTTCATATATTCGTTGATAAACTTAAGCTGCATGCTGGAGAGTTTTTTCTTTCTGTCTTTTTTCACTTCTGTCTCCGATATGCGTGAGGAATCTTTCCCCGGATCAATCCCGTGCAAATGGCAAAGACAGTGCTCCGAGGCATTTCCATCATCCTGGCGATCTGCCTATAACTGAATGCCTCGCCGCGCAACTGCAGGACAAGATCAACTTCCCTATCGGTGTATTTCGCATGAGGCGAATCTTCACCGATCGGGACGCCCAATCGAGACACGGCAATCATGCGTTTAACGGAAGAAAAACTCGGGGAACTCACGCTTCACCAGAATGATTGCTTTATCGATAACTTGCCGGCGCCGCATTGACTCCGGCGGCAGGGCCTTTGCTTCTGCGGCGGCTGACTGCAGAAACTCTGCAGCCCTTCTCGGCAGAAGAGTTGCGGTTCCTAAGGGAGCCTTCGGGTTGGTCTGTTCTTCATTCTTTCGGGGCATCGCTCAAAACTCCTGATAAGTCCACCCCTTACCACGCTCCGGATAAACAACGAGCATGCGGAAAGGGTACTCAGTCGCGCAGACCTTTGTCTTCACTTTCGCGTCGTCTGCGAAGAACTTGGGCGATCCCTTAACCTCATGCAGTTCAAGCTGATCTTCAGCCGTAAGCACAAGAAAATCGGGGTTATACCAACAAGTATCCTCGGCGATTTTGAGCTTTATGGACTCGAACCAGTAAGCCTTGATCCTGCCTGCGATACGTTCGGATTCTAGGTAGGCGGCATAAGCTTTCTCTGTCTCGTTCATCTGCCCGGCTTTCATTCGGCCCTTGGCAAACCCGTTCTTTTTGCCTCCGACAAAACCGCTGATCTTCTTCAAGACAATGGGGCCTGCTTTAGTTTTTGTTTTGGCCTGAAGTTCCTTGTATGCAGGATCATCCGTGCTTTTAAATCTCATCATGGACATGATTGTTGTTCCCTCCTGGGTATGGTTGTTATTTGAATTGGGTAGGCATGACAGCGCGCCGATTTCCTGAGAAGATGTCTCTGAGTGTCCGGACAGGTATATCCATCTTGCGTGATATCTCCCGCAAGGAAAGACCTGCAAGCCTGAGATCAAAGCAGTGAATCAACTCAACGTCCGTGTACTTGGCGTGCGGACTTGATTCACCTACCCGGGCAGACTTATCCGAGAGAGAAACCGTTGACGGCTTAACGCTTAGATCGGAAAAACTCCTGATATTCGCCCTTAACTCGAGCAATTGCTTCCTGTACTCACAGCTCTCGTCGTACCTTGCCTTCTCTCTTTCGAGGCTGGATGCTTTCTCGGAGAACTCTTTAGGCTTCCTTGGGCAATAGAGAATGGAATCTCCGAACAGATCCGCCTGATGATTCGTCAGTGTCATCCATCATCTATTCCCGCAATTGATTTTCAGAAACCGTCTGAGATTCCACCAGTCCGACAAGAATGCGATCCACGCATCCTCTCAGCTTGTGGCTTGTTACTCCGACTTCATGAATGTCTAGAACTCGGCCGTCTGCCCTCTGCGCAGCCATCTCTTCTAGTTTCTTAAGGGTGTTTTTAGCCTCTTCAATCGAATTGAAAACAGTGTTTATGCATGCAGTTCTATTTTTTACAATGTCAATGTGTTTCATTTGTTCTTTTGCTCCAAGGAAATAATCAGTCATGCCAAGCTCCTACATATGCCCGCACTGCGGAACTAAGACAGTTTTCGTTGTTTGTCCTGTTGTAGAAGGTACTAACGCTAAAGTTTGTAATGAGCCTTCTTTCGATACTGTTACTGGAAAATCTTTCGACAATTTCAGAATTTCCGGGAACGTTTTTAACCGTAGCGGCGGTTCTGACATCCACTACCATCCGGATCGTTTCGTCACCTGTTGTTTGAGTTGCGAGAAATTCAGTTACTGGGAAAACGGAAGGCTTGCATTTCCTCTCAGAAGTGGAATTCTCCCCGCTCCTGATATGCCCGAAGATGCCAAAGAAGTTTTTA